CGGGTCTGCAATTCCTCGCGCTTGAGGGTGATCTGCGACTCCAGGCGGTCGCGCTCGAGCTGCTGGTCGGCCGAGGCCACGCCGCCGGCCATCTGCTCGGCCTTGGCGGCGTTGAGGGCCGCGCCGCTGCGCAGGTTCTCGGCCTGGGCCAGCAGCTTGTCGAGGTCGGCCTTGGCGGTTTCGATGGCCAGCTGCTGCTGGACCATCATCATTTCCAGCTCCTGCTCGGTCGGCTCGGCCATGCCCAGCAGCTTCTGCACCTCGTCGGCCACCTCGTCGCGGTCGGCGATGTTGCTGTGGCGGATGATGATCGGGTCCGGGATGGCGATGCCGTTCATGCGCATGTCCATCAGGTCGGCAAACTGGCCTTCGTCGAAGTTGTCGCGGGCCGGCAGGCTGCCGATCACCAGCTCGTAGTCGCCACGGGTCACGTCATGGACCAGCTGGCCGGCGGCGTCGAGGTGGTTGATACGGATTTCTTCCTCGGGCTTGCGCGGGTCGTGGTCGTAGGTGATGTGGACGATGCGTTCCTCGGTGTAGTAGTCCTGGATCAGCTCCAGGACCTTGCGGATCAGCATGTGGCGGGTCATGGCCAGGTGCTGGGTCGGCACCTCCATCTGCACCTGCCCGGCCTGGGTCTTGCGGTCCAGGGCCACACCGGAGACGGTCGGGCTGGACACGCCGAGCATGCCGTCATTCACGCCGCTGATTTCGCGGATGGCGATGTTGGCCTTCTCGCTGATGCGATCCAGGCCGGTCGGCACGGTGTTGGGCTGAATCTTCTGCGGCGGCTCGCTGCCGCGCGCATGGACCAAGACCAGCCCGGTTTCCGCGCCGCGCTGCTCCAGCTCGTCCTCGGTCATGTTGACCAGCGACCCTTCTTCCACCGTCCAGCCGCTGTTGGCCGTGGTGTTGACGATGTGCAGCTCCTGGCTGCGAATCTTGTTCAGGTACTCCTGCGGCCCGACGAGGTTGCGGACCATGCCGAACGGCATGCCCCGGCGGAAGTACGGGAAGAACGGCACGATGGTGAAGGTGCGGTACAGGGACCAGTCGTCGTACAGCTCCACCTGATCCGCGCTGACCGTCCAGCGCACGCGGCGGCCCGGGCGCTTGTGGACCATCAGGCCCATCTTCCGGGCGAAGGCCTGGGCGCGCTTCTCGTCCCAGTCCCCGGGGGCCTCGGTCATGTCGCCGGTCTTCGGGTCGACCAGCATGACCTCCATGGTCCACTGGTAATGCTGCCGCTCGATCACCCGCACCGAGCGGATGTCGCGGTTTTCCTCCAGCCCCACGTGGGTGTAGTTGTACCCGGTGTCCTGGGTGCCGAAGCTGTTTTCCTCGAAGCGCACGCTGTCGTAGCGGATGTAGTCGCCGCCGGCCACGGCGTCCTTGATCGCGTCGGCCTTGGCCCGGCCGTAGAGCCCGGCAATCTCGTCGAGGGACATCCAGCGGGTGACGGTCACCTCGTTCCAGGTGTCCGGGTCGTACTCCTTGGCGTCCGGGTCCAGCACCACCGTGGTCGGGTCCACGGCGGTGATCTTCACCTCCCCTTGCAGGTGGTCGGTGAAGTCCATGCGTGCATCGAAGTAGCCCCGGTCCTGGATCAGCCCGTCCGCCAGGACCAGCATCTGCACGTAGCGGAACATGTTCACGTGCAGGATTTGCATGGTCAGCTTGTTGAGGACCAACGCCGTGTCGCGCGAGGCGTTGCGGCGGGGCTTGAAGGCCACGGTCATGTCGCGGCGCAGCTGGTCGCCCAGGGCGGTGTTGATCACCGCGAGGATCATGTTGAAGGTCAGCGCCGGGCGGCCTTCCTGCTCCAGCTTGGTCTTGGTCTTCTCGTCCCAGTGGCCCTCGCCGGTGTAGAAGCCGTCGAAGCGCTTGGCCTGCTGGATGTACTTGTCGTGGCCGTTGTCACGCGCGCGGATGTAGCGGGCGGTGTTGCGGCGGGCGGCGTCCGAGGCGGCGAAGGTTTTGCTCACGGCGGCGAATCCTCAAGGGCGCCGCCTGCGCTGGAAAACCATCGAAAAATTTGACAGTGCTTACATTTTAACCGAAGTCAGCCCCACCTGCGCCAGGGCGTGCGCGGATTCAGGCACTCCACCGGCGGCGGCAGCTCCAAGTCGTGGGCGGTGCGCAGGTTGGTATGCCAGCCTGGCAGCCGCTCATAAACCAGCTCGGTCTCGGTGAACAGCACCCGCTTGTAGCGGTAGCCCACAACGCTCAGGTGGTAGCCGGGCCGAGGCTGGCCCTGCGCGTCGATCACGCCGGCGGCGAGCAGCGCGTCGTGCATCTGCTCGGGGGTATCGGTTCTCAGATAGTAATCGCGCATCAGATCACCGGGCGGAAGCGCAGCGAGCGCAGGTGGCCATGACCCGTGGCGCGAATGCCACCCGCCTCCAGCTCGACGATGACGCCGGGGTCGGCGTCCGTCTCCACGGTGCCGACCGGGCTGCGCCACGTCCCATTGGGCACGAACAGCTGGTCAGCGGCCCGGGTGACCTGGTTGCCAGCGGTGGGGATGAAGCTGGTCATTGCCTCGCCCTGCTCAAGCTGCGGACCCCACACCTCCAGGCTGCATGAGGGCTCGCCGGCAAAGGTGCGGCTATAGTCACGGGTCAACTGGAAGTAGGGGCACACGTCCACGTTGACGACCAGGCCGGTGATGCTCACCCGATACCAGCCGTTGGCCACGGGCTCGATGGTGCCGGGGCCGATGGCCAGCAGCTCATCCGGCCAGTAGTAACATTCGGCGGTGTCCTCGCCGGTGTAGTAGTCGGTCAGGGACATGCGCAGGGCGCGCTCACCGACGATCTTCACGTACAGGCTGAACGTGCAGGGGCGGCTGTAGTCCACGATCACTTCCTCCGGTGCCCAGGCGGCGCGGTGCTGGACGGTGGCCGTGGTTTCGGTGAGCAGCAGGGTCCCGGCCGAGCCGTCCGGGGCGACGTTGCCGGTCAGTTCGTAGGTCAGGCCCTGCGTGTACCAATCCTCCGTGTTCGCGAAGGTCAGGCTGTCGGGGATGATGTTGGTTGCCGCCGGCTCGAGCAGCAGGCCCTGCGCCCGGCCCTGATCGTCGTGGTCTAAGCGCGGCTCGTCCGCCCCCATCCCGACCAGCAGGCCCTGCGGGTTGTAGCGACTGGCCCCGCTCGGACGGGTGAGCGTGGCCAGTTCTTCGAGTTCCATGTCGATCAGGGCCATCCGAGGCTCCCCCACAATTTGACATTGCCAAACAAATTTATCATGAAGCGAGGTGATCCCGTGCCCGCCCGGTTCCGTTGGCAATCCGGCTCAGCTTGTCCTTCCAGGACTTCTTCGGCGGCGGCTTGACCTCGCGCGGACGGACCAGCAGAGACAGCATCTGGCCGATCCAGGCCATGGCATCCACGCAGTCGTCATGCACGCCGGCGGGGAAGCGCATCATTTCCGCCACCAGCGCCGCCGTGGCGTTGCAGCCCTTGCGGAAGTAGACCAGCCCCTGCTGCATGCGGCCCTGGATCGAGCGGGAGCGGGCCACCTTGTCGCGCCGGCCGGGGTTCAGTTCCTCGATGTAGAAGCTGGTCAGGCGTTCCTCGCGGATGCGCTTGTCGAGGATCGGGCGGATGGCCATTTCGATGTGGCCCTTCTCGATGCCGGTGATCGCCGGCCGCCACGTCTTGTAGACCTGGAGCATCTTGTCGATCAGCTCCAGGGTGCCCCAGTGGCCGCGCTGGATGTCGACCACGTAGGTGCGGTCGTGCTTGTCCACGCCGACCGTGACCCCCACCGAGAAGTCGTTCTGCTCCTTCTCGCCGATGGCCAGGTCCCAGGCGGTGTAGAAGTTCAGCTCGTTGTACGGCGGGATGTCCTGCGGCCCGTACCACTGGAACATGTCCTTGTTGAAGTAGTCGCCGTCCTCGGGGGTCGGGTTCTGCTGGTACAGCGCCTGCCAGTCGCGCGGCCCCACGGCGCGCTTGATCCGCTCCAGGGCGTCATGGTCATAGCGGGCCGGGTGCAGCGGCTCGCCGGCCTTGCGGAACAGCTCGTCATGCACCGCCTGGGCGGGGTACTCGACCACCACCCACTGGTCGCCCTCGCCTTCGGCCATCTTCTTGAGCAGGCGACCCGCCAGATCGTCGTCGTGCCAGCGGGTCAGGATCAGCAGCACACCGCCGCCGGGGGCCAGACGGGTGTACGCCGTCGAGGTGTACCAGTCCCACACCGCTTCGCGCTTCTGCGCGCTCTCGGCGTCCTCACGGTTCTTGATCGGATCATCTATGAGAAGTACGTGAGCGCCGCGCCCGGTGATGGGGCCACCCACACCCGCCGCCGCGTAGCCGCCGCCCTTGGTGGTCAGCCACGCCTCGACCGACTGGCTGTCCTTGTTGATCGCGCACTGGTCGAACACGGCGCTGTAGGCCGTGTCCTTGACCAGATCACGCACCTTGCGGCTGAACCCGTTGGCGAGGTCCGAGCCGTAGGAGCAGCCGATGAATTCGTGGTGCGGGTAGCGACCCAGGTGCCACGCCGGGAAGTTGCGCGACCCGATCTCGGATTTTCCGTGCCGGGGCGGCATGAAGATCATCAGCCGCGGCGACTCGCCGGCGGCCACGGCGGCGCTGAACCATTCGAGCTTGTCGCAGATGTCCTTGTGGACCCAGCCCGGGTCATAGGTCGGGTTGAAGCGCAGGATGAACGGCAGCAGGTGGGTGCGGGCCAGTTCGCGGCGGGCCAGCTCCTGCCGGGCCGCCTCGGCGGCATCCAGCTCGGCTTCGGCCTGCTCCTGGGCCTGCTTGCGGGCCTCGATCTTCTCGAGGGCGCGCTTCTTCTCCGACTTGATCCGCAGGTGTTCGCGGCGGCGGGCGGCCAGCGGATCGTCCGGCTTCGGGCCGTCCGGCGTGCGCGCGAGGGTTTCGGCCATGACCGTGGCCTGGGTGCAATAGACGCACAGGCCATTGGGCTGGATCAGGGTGGTGGGGTGTTCCTGCTCGCATTTCGGACACTGCCGCATCACAAGCGGCCGCGAGCGGGTGTTGATCAACCGGGCGGCACCTCCTGGTACTCGCCATCCAGTGCGGGTGTCAGGGACTCAAGTTGCAGTCCGGCCAGGCGCATCAGCTCGGCAATCGGCAGATCGGCCAGCTGACGCGGGTTGACCAGCTTGGGCAGGTCGGACTTGGGCGCGTCGCCCAGGCGGTGCAGCTTCACCAGCGAATCGGTGGCCTTGACCATTTCCCCGGCGGTGCCGGCCAGGTGGTAGG